TAACGGATTATTAAACAGTTACACATTTGAAGCAAAGAAAATTGTATATTATTCAGTAACAGTTGGTGCAGAAAATAAAACTGAAGCAAAGAGAATTGCATCTAATTTTGAACATTGCCAACATTATGAAGAGGTTGAGTATTGTGAAGGATATGATTATAAGGTAGGTAAACTATTAGAAACAACTGATGAAAAGTGGTTAACATGAACAAAGATCTAAACAAATTGATGAGAAGTTATCAATTTAAACTGGTAAGAACCAGCAAACATTATAAATGGGAGGGGCCAAATCGTGCTGTTGTTTTTACATCAAAAACTGCATCTGATAAAAGGTCACTCAAGAATATTAAGTCCACTATTATTAAACAATTAAGTCATGTTAGTTGATTTAAACAAAGAAGAGATTAAGTATCTCGTGAATATACTTAGTCTCAACAATGCAGAGATAATGAATAAAGAGGAGACACAATTCTCCTCTAATCTTTATCTCAAACTTCGTAATCTATCCACTGTTTGTACTTGTAAGGAGGCTAATTCATGAAATGGGATGTTAAATTATTCGTTGCTGGTAGTATGTTTACAGAGCAAGTTCATGCTGTAAGTATGCAAGATGCGAGGGAAACTGCACTTGCTAGAAATCCTAAAGCAACCGTAGTTTCGGTTACAGTATCATTCAAGTAACCAGATTGCCAAGTGTCACAAACCCTATTGACTAAAATGTTGATAGGGTTTATTATATTATTAAGTCGCAAAATGCCATGCTTAAGTTACGTCCACATCAGGAAAGAGTTGTTGATAGTTTGAAGCACAATTCCAGAGGGCAAGTTATTGTTCCTACTGGTGGTGGTAAGACTCTATGTATGATTAAGGACGCACAATCTCAGTTTAATAGTTGTGATTGGGATGTAATCCTTAAGAATCCTGATAGAAAGACCATTGTAATTGTAGCTCCACGTATACTATTAGCACAGCAACTTTCCGAAGATTTTGTACAATTTCTAGATGTACATCCAATGCTTCAGTATAAAGTATTACATGTACATAGTGGTGAAACACATCACTTCTCAAGCACTAATCCTGACACTATATGTGATTGGGCAACCTTTAATTACAGGTACAATAAGTTAATCTTTACCACGTATCATTCCCTTCATAAGATACAAGAATCAAAGATTGCTATTGATACTTTATACTTTGATGAAGCACATAACAGCGTTCAAAAGAACTTTCAGCCTCCTGCTAAGTATTACTCAACCAAGACAAATAGCAGGTGTTTCTTTTTCACTGCCACTCCTAAACATTGCTTGTCAGATGATAGAATAGGCATGGAAACTGAAGAGGTTTATGGTAAAGTATTATGTGATATTCCTGCTCCTGAGTTAGTACAACAGGGACACATATTACCACCCAAAGTTGTTATCAAGAAGATACAAAGGGAGGACGATAGTAGACTCAAATGTGAGCATGATTGCGATAACTTGTTATCAACAATCGATGAGCAATCTATGGACAAGATATTAATTTGTGCAAGATCTACAGCACAGATTGTATCACTTACCTCACAGACTAGGTTCTGTTCAGAGTTAGAAATGAGAGGCTATTCTTGGATGTATATTACATCTAAGACTGGTGCAATCGTTGACGGTAAGAAGATTGATAGGGAAAAGTTCTTCACTATCTTAAACAAATGGGGCAAAGATTCAACCAAGAAGTTTGTAGTTTTGCACCACAGTATTCTCTCTGAAGGTATCAATGTTTCAGGATTAGAAGCTGCATTGTTCTTACGTAACATGGATTATATCACTATTAGTCAAACAATAGGACGTGTAATCCGTAAGGGAGATGTAAACAAAAAGTTTGGATTAGTAGTCATACCAACGTGGGACAGGGTAGGTATTACCACTTCCAAAAAAGTTTCATCAGTTGTTGATACTATATTCAACAAGGGGCAAGCAGCAGTATCAGTGGTCAGGTCATAAAGTGGCACAAGGCTACTTGATTTTTGCCTCGTTTTATGGGATCA